CATGAAGTGAATTTCCTGAAGCGTCTGTGTAGAATTTTGGATCTCCAAAAGTCTCTGTCAATTCTCTCTGCGATGAAATTAGGTAAGCAGTGTTGGCATTGGCCGCTGTTGTGCCTGCCGCTGTGCTTGTGCCTGCTCCGTTTGTTTTGTTAGTGCTAGATGCTACTATGAAAAGAGGTGTAGTACCCGCATCTGACGGTACGTAAAAACTCTCGTTTATTACTGAAACCTCTACTCCTGGTGATGTTAAAGCCATTTGTCGTATTCTCCTTGCAAGTTACGTATATACTAGAGTTATTTATTAGATCGTATGGTTTTTAAGACATAATTTACCATTTTTTGGTACCTATATAGGCGACGTAAATAAGACGTATGGACAGAAGTGTTAGACCATTGTGTGAACTGTGTAAGGCAAAACCCAGAGCCTATGCCTATAAAAGGAATGGCAAGATCTATTGGAGGAAACTTTGCGATACTTGTGGTCGAAAGAAATCCAAAAAACGGGTGGGAGGCGTCACTGCCCTACAGAGATCCGGCTACAAGAAAAAAATACGTTGTGAGATTTGTGGTTTCAAAGCTCAACATTCTGTACAGTTAGACGTGTTCTTTGTGGATGGCAATTTGAGAAATACAATAGATACAAACTTAAAGACTGTTTGTGCTAATTGTCAGCGTCTCAGCGGAGTGCGTAGACTCGGATGGAGAATGGGTGATCTTGTTGCCGACGATTAGACCGTCCACTTTATCATATAATTCTTTCTTTGAGCCGTCGTTCTCAATGATATGATCAAAATTCCATCCCATCCAGTCCCATTCTGACCTATGGGCACCTCTGGACCTCATTTCTTCTCGTGTGGGTAGTTGTCCACGTTTGACAAGTATTATACTACCGCCTTGCTCCTTGATCGTTTTCAATTCGTTCTGGAATCTCGTATCTGATATCACTGTGGGTTTCCCGTCATATCTTGACAAGCAACTGTCTATCCATATGGCGTCATGCATATGCTGTCTCATAACCTCAGTTCCAAAGTGTTGTAGGACCCATCTGGGAGTCACAGGCTTGCCAAAACGTTTGCTCCAGAATTTGTCTGGTTGTTCTCTCCACTGCCTGCTCTCGTCACCGTTGCCTTCCAGCATCTCGCGATCCCAGTTGAACATGGCACTGACTGCATCCTTTAGACTCTTGGCAAAGGAATCCCTGCGGAATCCGTGTTTCTCTTCCAGTCTTTTCGAGACAGTGTCTTTACCAGAACCTATCAATCCTACTACACCTATCAGCATAGGATTATTATACTATTTTTTCAGACGTTTTTCAATCTCTTTGATTGCTTTTCTTACAGATCTTAGTATGGACGCCCTCAAGGTTTTCTTTCGTGCTTTCAAAGCCTTGATGCTCATAGTTTCCAAATCCTCTACCAATTTTTCCAGTTCGTCTATTGTGAGGTCAGAGTAATTCTTGTAATTGGATTTTTTCATCAACACTATTTAGATGTGATTTGATTGGAATTAACCAATAACAAAACTGTGAGGCGTGCCGCCTTCTTGGAAGTTGCCTATCTCTTGGTCAAGCCTTTCCATTTCGGAGTTACCTTCGTTCTTTAATGCATCACCGTTCAGTGTTGTTCCGCCTTGTGGTCCTGCTATGGTGTTGAACTTGCCTCTGGCTTCTCCCAGCATTACCTTACAAACTGCTAAGGTGTAATCTCTGATCCAAGGTTTGGCGTAGATGTCCTTAAACAGTGTAATGTCCGGTCTGTAGTTATCAGTGTGCATCAACACGGTCTCGTTGTCTGCCCTTGGTCTCTGTGTTATTGTCAGTTTCTTAGTGGCCACGTCAAAATGGAATTGAATGAAACTACCAAACATCTTGCCAACTAATTCTTGATAACTCGCGAAAGCGTAGTATGTTGCCAGTCCGCCCGTGGCTCCTGCCCTCAGCAGGTAGGTGTTGGTGTAGGCCAGGTTGAACGGTTCAAACAGTGTTCCGCCTTCGCCGCCTTCTGTTCTAGAACCAACTGTTCTCCTGTTGAGATTCCTAACGTTGATTACCTCATCTGGCAGAATGTATGAATTTTGGTTCTCCTTCAGCTCTAGGAAGGCGTAGGATTCTTCCACCGCGTTTGATGATCGCTGTCGGTACCTGTTGACTGCTCTCTCCAGCGCCGTTTGGTAGTGTTTAGGGTCTAGTTCCACATCGATCATGCCCTCACCGAGGTTATTTTTTACATAATCGAATATTTCCTGTTGTCCCGTTTGAAGTTCTGACATAGTCGTATTTATTGGTTTGAGCTACACAATAAATATGTATGATATGCCTAGACTGTCGATTTTCAAGCCTGAAAAAGGAAATGATTACAAGTTCTTTGATCGCAACATCAAGGAGATGTTCACGGTGGGCGGAACAGACATCCATTTCCACAAATACCTAGGACCATACGATCAAGGAGACACCAACAAGGACGGACCAGCGTCTCCCACACAGCCACAGTATTCCGGAGACAGCCTCAATGAGAGAACCATACAGGATCTACTATTTCTAGAAAACAGGGACAGGAAGTATGATCCCGACATTTACACCATACGTGGTATATATAATGTTCAAGACGCAGATTTTAACCTCTCACAGTTTGGAATGTTCCTACAGAACGACACCCTGTTTTTGACTGTACATCTAAATGACGTGGTTGAAAGAATAGGCAGGAAACCCATGTCGGGCGATGTGCTTGAATTCCCACACATGAAGGAAGATTACAGCCTGGATGAATCTATACCCATCGCACTTAAAAGATATTACGTGATCGAGGATGTCAACAGGGCCGCGGAAGGGTTTTCACAGACCTGGTGGCCACATCTGCTGAGATTGAAACTGAAAACTCTAGTGGATTCACAGGAATACAAAGACATACTGGGAGAAGCAACCACAGAAGGAAGCCTCGCCAGTTACATGTCCACGTACAACAGGGAGAAAACCATATCAGACCAAGTGTTGGCGCAGGCAGAACAGGACGCACCAAAATCTGGATTCAATTACAAACAGTATTATGTGGCACCGATAGATGAACGTGGTAACATCAGAACTGACAACGTCAACAGTGAGCAAAGTGTGAGTTCAGACACTCCGGTCAATGCTGTGATAGATACCCCGGCCGCTTCACACTATGGATTCTATCTAGATGGCGACGGTGTTGCGCCAAACGGCAATCCAGCAGGATTTGGTATATCGTTTCCGACCTCTAACATTGAAAAGGGTGATTATTTCCTGAGGACGGATTATCTTCCAAACAGGTTGTTCAGGTATGACGGAGCCAGATGGATCAAAGTGGAGGATTCGGTGCGAATAACTACTACCAACACGGACACCAGATCGACGCAGAAGACCGGTTTTGTAAACAACAGCACCTCTTCTACTATCAACGGTCTGACCGTTGAACAGAGGCAATCCCTCGAGGATGCGCTCAAACCAAAGGCTGACAATTAATGTTACATTTTTATTCTGGACAGGTGAGAAGATTTTTGACGCAGTTCATGAGGATCTTGAACAATTTCAGTGTGGAAACAGGAAAAGGGTCAGATGGTCAGATCGCACTACGTCCCGTGCCTGTGGTGTACGGAGACGCAACCAGGCAGGTGGCAAACATAATCAGAAACAACAGCGAAAATGCCTTGAATTACGCACCTAAGATAGCCTGTTACATCAGAGAATTAAACTATGACAGGGAAAGGATGCAAAATCCATACCATATTGAAAAACAACACCTCAGAGAAAGAGATGTGTTGGAAGACGGTACATACAGCAACAAAATGGGTGCTGGGTACACCGTTGAAAAGGTCATGCCATCGCCATTCAGGCTGGAGGTCACAGCAGATATCTACAGCACAAACACCGACCAAAAGTTACAGATTTTAGAACAGATACTTTATCTATTCAATCCAGATTTCGAGATACAGAAGTCAGACAATTACATAGACTGGACCAGTCTCACTTACGTGGAACTGACCGGCATTGACTTCAGTTCGAGGACCATACCCGTGGGTGCTGACAGTGAAATAGATGTGGCTACTATGAGATTTTCAATGCCAATATGGCTATCACCTCCGGTCAAAGTCAAAAAATTGGGTGTTGTCCAAAAGATAATCATGAGCGTCTACGATGACGACGGTGGCATAAACAAAGGTCTGATAAGCGGGCCTCTTTTATCACAGAGTTTTGTCACTCCGAATAACTTTGGCTTATTGGTCACTGGAAACCAGTTGAGACTTTTAGGGACCACCGGAGTAAACGTCACTTCAGGCGGAGATGGCTTCTACACAGGGGCCAAAGAACCATCTAATTATGATCCATTTGAAACATTTGGTCCACCTGTGAATTGGAAAGTTCTGTTGGATCAGTATGGCAAGGTGCGTAATGGTACCAGCCAGATAAGACTCAAACAGCCAACCGGTGAAGAAATAGTGGGCACCGTGGCCACTACCAGCCTCGATGACACTATATTGCTTTATACCATAGACGGTGACACAATTCCAGGCAACACACTGACCTCGGTCAAAAAGATTATAAATCCAACAACCTTTGCGCCCACCAACCCGCAGGACGGTGACAGATATCTCATCATAGATCAGATAGGTGATTCCACTGCAACAGTGCAGAGTTCTACTTGGGGTACATTGGTGGCAAGCGTTGGGGATATTATTGAATACAGCGATTCCGAGTCAAGATGGAAGAAGGTGTTTGATGCCAGTAATCCGGATTCCACACAGCACTATCTAACCAACTCAAATACAGGAATACAGTACAGATTCAATGGCACAGAATGGGTAAAGAGCTATGAAGGAATATACAGCGCTGGCAATTGGACCATTGTATTAGATGCTGATTGGGGTGGTGACGATGCGGCACAACAAGATGCTACTACCCCTTGATAAAAATCTAGTAAATTGTTATAATAACACATGAAGGAAAATATAGTATGTTCTGGCGCACTGTTCTACAGCACTTCAACGAAAAGGTTCTTGTTCCTACAACGCACCGACAAGAAGACACAGGGCATGTGGGGATTGGTCGGAGGACAGGCCAAGTACACTGAATCAGCGTTCGAAGGG